TATGAAGGTGGTGATTTTGTTTTATGTGGTGACAAATATATAGAAAAAGTACAAGGTTCTGCTATTGTTTTTCCTTCTAACTTTATGTTTCCTCACGAAGTAAAAGAAGTTACAAAGGGTAAACGATATAGCATTATGACATGGATACTTTAATCATTGAAAAACAAAATGAAGTATATCTTACTGTTGATTGTGATCCCAACATTCAACGAGAGATTTCCGAATTTTTTACCTTTTATGTTCCCGGTTATAAATTTATGCCTGCATTTCGTAACAGAATGTGGGATGGTAAGATAAGATTATTTTCTCAAAAAACAAAAGAAATATATTTTGGTTTATTTCCTTATATCAAAGCATTTGCTGAAGAAAGAGGATATCATATAGTCTGTGGCAANGGTGTTGAGATAGACAACAAGGTAGATAAAGATGTTGTTACAAAGTTTTCTAATAGTTTAGGTCAAAAGTTTGAAGCAAGAGATTATCAAATAGACGCCATATATCATAGTTTAAAATTTAATCGTGCATTATTATTAAGTCCTACTGCCTCAGGTAAATCATTTATTATCTATGCTCTTATACGATATTATTCTCATTTAATTAAAGACGAAGAAAACAATAGATGTTTATTGATTGTTCCTACTACATCATTAGTAGAACAAATGTATGCTGATTTTAAATCGTATGGTTGGAATGTTGATAGATACTGCCACAGATTGTATAGTGGTTATTCTAATCAAACAGATAAGAAGGTTTTAATATCTACATGGCAAAGTTTATATAAGTTGCCGAAAAAATATTTTGAGCAGTTTGGTGTAGTGTTTGGTGACGAAGCACATTTATTTAAATCTAAATCACTTACAGAAATAATGACTAAACTAACTGATTGTAAATACAGAATAGGTCTTACAGGAACNCTTGACGGNGCTCATACACATAAACTAGTATTAGAAGGATTATTTGGTGCTGTAAATAAGGTTACATCAACAAAGAAACTTATGGATAAACAACAACTATCTAACTTGGTTGTTCGTTGTTTGATATTAAAACACACAATAGAAAACAGTAAGATGGTTGCTAGTGGTAAATATCAAGATGAAATAGATTACCTGGTAAGTAGTAAATCAAGACAAAATTTTATTCGTAATCTAGCACTTAAATTAAAAGGTAATACTTTAGTTTTATTTCAATTAGTAGAAAAACATGGTAGGAATTTACAAGAAATAATAAATGAAAAGGCTGAAAGCGGTCGTAAAGTTTTTTATATTTACGGTGGTGTTGAAACCGAAGAAAGAGAAAAGGCAAGAGCAATTGTAGAGAAGGAAAACAACGCTATTATTATTGCAAGTTATGGCACATTTTCTACAGGTATTAATATTAAAAACTTACACAATATTATTTTTGCTAGTCCTTCTAAAAGTAGAATAAGAAATTTACAAAGTATAGGTCGTGGTTTACGATTAGGTGATAATAAAGTCAATGCTACACTATATGATATAGCAGACGATTTAAGTTATAAATCAAAAGAAAACTTTACACTAAAACATTTTCAAGAAAGAATAAACATATACACCGAAGAAGAATTTGAATACGAAATACATAATATAGATTTAAAGGAATAGATAAATAGTAGTATGGAAACAAAACAGGAACCAGAACATTTAACAGACTATCGTATGGTTAAACTATCCGATGGCACACTATTAGTCGGTTCGATTGTTGTTGAAGGAGAGTTTTTAAGAATAGAAAACCCTTTACAATTAACAACAGTTCAACGAATGACCGATTACGGCATGAAAGATGATTCTTCTCTGGCGCCATGGATTCCTTTTACAATTGATACATCAATGAATATTCCTAAAGATAAGATAATGGTTATAACAAAAGCAGCAAAAGAACTAGCACACTATTACGAGGTTGTTCTACGAAAAGTACAAACACAAGTGAAGTCATTAAAACCCCTTTCACCTGAAGAAATGGAACATATTATGCAAGTTGCTGAAGAAATGGATAGACAAGTACAAGATGAAAAAATAAAAGAGGTGAGTGAAATGTTTGAGGGATATGAGATTAAAAGTAAGAAGGTACATTAACCATAGCTCTGTTCTCAAAAGACTACATAGTCTATTATACACACAATCCCAAAACTGTCAAGCCCCATAAAAAAAGTTAAGTCAAAGCCTTGACTTTATCGTTAAATTATAGTATAATAATATACAGAAAGAGTGAATTATGGAACAAACACAAAAACTAAAAAAGGCAAAAGAAAAACCTCATTATGTAGATAATAAGAAGTTTTTACAAGCCATGATAGAATACCGAGATAAATGTAATAAAGCAGAAGAAAAAGGCAGAAAGAAACCAGAGGTTACTAATTATATAGGTGAATGTTTTTTAAAGATTGCAAATCACTTATCATACAGACCTAACTTTATTAACTATACTTATCGTGATGACATGATATCAGACGGTATAGAAAATTGTTTACAATATATGAGTAATTTTAACCCTGATAAATCAAACAATCCTTTTGCATATTTTACACAAATAATATACTATGCATTTATACGAAGAATACAAAAAGAAAAGAAACAAATGCTAGTAAAATCTAAATTGATACAAAATGCAGGTATAGAGAATATGATGGATTCAATAGCAGGTGACGATACACAATATCAAAGTGCCATGTTAGAGTTTCTACAAAGAAATAGTAAAGAAGAACCAGAAGTAAAAAAAGAAAAAACTAAAAAATAATATACTATGAAAATTGCTCTACTGAACGACACCCATTTCGGTGCCAGAAACGATAGTCTTATATTTGATGATTACTTTCACAAGTTTTATGATGATATATTTTTTCCTTATATAAAAGAACATAACATTAAAACACTTGTTCATTTAGGTGATATTGTAGATAGAAGAAAATTTATTAACTACAAAATTGCACATAACTTTAGACACAAGTTTTTACAAAGATTATGGTCAGAAAAAATAGATACACATATCATTATAGGTAATCACGATATTTATTTTCGCAACACAAATAAAGTAAATGCTGTACAAGAATTATGTACAACACATGATGGTGTAAACGAACCATGGATATATGAAGAACCAAAGATAGTTGATTTTGATGGTTTAAAAGTATTAATGTTGCCGTGGATTAATCCAGAGAACGAAACCGAATCACTAGATATTTGTAAAACAGCAGAAGCAGATATTTGTATGGGTCATTTAGACTTAAACGGTTTTAGAATGATGGACTCTATGGTGCAAACACACGGTTATGATAAAAAAATTGTGCAACGCTTTGAAAAAACATTTAGTGGTCATTTTCATCACAAAAATGATGACGGTCAAATATTTTATTTAGGCAGTCAATATGAAATGACATGGTCAGATTATAACAATCAAAAAGGTTTTCATATATTTGATACTGAAACTAGAGAGCTAGAGTTCATACCTAATCCACATACTATCTTTAAAAAACTTATGTATGATGATACTAAAACAGATTATGATAAGTTTGATATAACAGAATACAATCAAAAGTTTGTTAAGTTAGTTGTTGTCAACAAAAAAGATAATCAAATGTTTGATAGACTACTTGACAAAATGTATAATAAAATAAGTGTACATGAATTAAAAATACTAGAAGATTATTCAGACCTATCTCACCACAATGTAAGTGATGATGTTGTTGAAGGATCTGAGGATACAATGACACTAGTTAATAATTATGTAGACCAGTTACCAGTTGATTTAGATAAAGAGAAATTAAAAGTTATGATTAAAGAAGCATTTATAGAGGCACAGGATACTGATGTGGTTGCAGAATGATAATATTTAAAAAAGTAAGATATAAAAACTTTTTAAGTACAGGTCAACAGTTTATAGAAATTGAGTTAGACAAATCTCCTACAACATTAGTTATAGGTGAAAATGGGGCAGGTAAATCTACACTATTAGACGCTTTATGTTTCGGTTTGTTTCAAAGACCTTTCAGAATAATAAAAAAAGACCAGTTAATTAATACTATCAATGAAAAAGAATGTGTTGTTGAGATAGAGTTTATTATTGGCACAAAACAATATAAGATTATAAGAGGTATCAAACCCAACATATTTGAGATATGGTGTGATGGTGATATGTTAAATCAAGACGCCGCTCAAAGAGATTATCAAAAACATTTAGAACAGACAATATTAAAACTAAACTTTAGGTCATTTACACAGGTTGTAATATTAGGTAATGCTTCG